TTGGGAATGGCGCGGCGATGCGATCTACATGCCCGGCTCCCAGATGACGATGGATCTTCGGTTGCGCTATGCGGCATATCTTGGGGATTTCCTCGATGTTGTTGCCCCACTGGGCGTCGGAAGCATTGATGATCGCCTGTTCCGATGCGGTCAATTTAGCCTGAACGATGCCGAGCTCGCGCTTGTGCTGTTCGATCTGCTCGAGCAGGAATTTCTCTCGCTCGGTCGGCTCGTCGGTAGGCAACGGGTCAATCCCAACAGCGGCCGCAGCCTTGGCCTGTTCCTTCGCCGCCTTGGCCGCACGCTTCTCGGCCCAACGGTCTTTCATCCGCTGCGATGCCGCAGCCTTCTTGTCGTCATCCATCGTCATTCCTAGCTAATATCGGCCATCGTGCCAGAAGTGTAGCCGGGGCTGAATGCGCTCGAAGACTCGACCCGAGCAAAATACGCTTGGTTCAGGATGATCGATCCGTAGAACATCTTCCACGAAACCACGCGCGTCTGATTCAGAGGATCGCTCTTGTCCGGCCCGGTCAAGTAGATGAACTCGGGATTCTCGAGGATCACCTGTCCATAGGAGTGATTGCCGATATAAATCGTCGGGAAGACCGTCACGCCGGTCGCTGGCGCAGCAGGAGGAGTCTGCGCGGCACCGATACCCGTGATGATTACCGTCGCTCCCGACGGAAGCTGCGTTGCTTGGCCGGCCAGCGGGCCCGTAGTAGGACCGGACGCGCTCAGACCGAGGTTGGCCGGCGATGATGTCGTTCCGATATAGACGTTGAACACATAGCCAGGCTTGGTCGGCAGCACGACGCTGATCGAACCGGTCGGGCCGGTGACGCTAATACTGCCCGATACCTGATAGATTTGCTGCTCGACCGAGGTCAGGACCGGCGAACCGGTTACTTGGATGTTGTAGGTGGAGCTCGTCGCCAGCGTGCCGCCGGCCGTCGATGCGGTGCCCGTCACGAGCGCCACGCCGACCCAGTACGGCATCATGTTGGTCTTGCAGTAGCGAACGCCGCCGTAATCACCGAGGTCGTTGTTGTACAGGCGATTGATGTCACTGAACGACCACGCGGTATTGACTTGCGCATTCTCGCGCATGTCCTGCACCGGCAGAGTGTGAATCAGGGCGACGTAATGCTGCATCACCTTCGGCGACTTCGACACGTCGCGGTAGGCGTCGGCCTCGATCATCAGGTCTTCGCGCTCGGTCCCCAGGAACATCGGGGCGCCGTAGGTTTCCAGCGAGCCGGTGATCTTGTTGGCTTCGTGCGGGCTCATCACGTCGGTCGACACCAGCGCGGCGCGGTTGGCGCGGCCGTTGGCGTAGTTGACTTGGTTGCCGGCGATCAGGGTGTTGAGCGTGTTGCGTTCCAGCGTTTCCGGCATTTGCAGGCTGATAAGCTGGATGGCTTGCTGGAACGGCGGGTGAAAGACGGTGATGTTCGCGACGTCAGTCAGCGTCACCTTGTCGCCCCACTGCTGGGCGGTGCCGACGACTTGCACGACTTGGATCGCCTCACCCGGTGGCGCTTGTCCTTCCTGCAAGGGCGCGGAGGGCAGCGGGATGCGCTCGTAGCGGCTGGCGGTGTAGGTCAGGCCGCGATTGACGTCGAGCTTCAGCGGCTTGCCGAACTGGTACGCGACCAGATAGCGACGGGCCAGCGGTTCGACTTCCTCCTGAATGTACGGAACGATGTCCGCTTGGAGGTTATCGGACGTCGAGGTATTGATGACACCGAGCGTCAGGAAATTGAGAAGCATCAAAATTGCGTTCATCGTGTAGCTCCGTGTCAAATAAAGGTACTGCGCAAGCGTTCGCGGCGCTTCTCGCGCTCGCTGGGACTGCCTTTGCCACTGGTGTCGCTTCTGGTTCCTGGCATCCGGCCGCGGTCAACCTTGGTTGGCGCATCCGTCTTCGTTGTCTTCGTCTTCGGCTGGATCGTTCCGGTAAGGGCGTCCTCGCCAATCATCCATTTCAGCACTTCGGACCTCGGGATCAGGTTGCCTTGGGCACGGAACTCCGAAACCTTCTTTTCAACTTTGTCGGAGTAACGCTTGTAGACGCCTGGGTGCGTTGCTTCCAGGCGGTCGAACTTGGTCTTGTCGGCAACGTCGCGGGCCTCGAATAGTGCGGCGGTCGATTCCTGCTTGTTCGCGCGCATCGCGCGGTTCGACTCGATCTGCCATACCTTGAGCGATTCGCCGGCCGCGCGGGCCGCATTGAGCTCGGCTTCTTCCTGCTCGTACAGGGGATCCTTGCGCGTGGGGATTGCTGCGGCGCGCGATTCGGCGGCACGTCGAGCAGCGCGCTCGGTTTCTAATTCGTCTTCCTTTTCCTGTAGCCGGCGGCGAGCTTCCTTAACCGCAGCCGCGTCGACCTTTTCAGGTTCGATAGCGGTTGTCTCCGGTTCGACAGTATCCAGCAGGTCGTCAAGCGTCTCGTCGCCTGTTCCAGCCTCTTGCTCGGGAGGATCTGTCTCGCCATCGACGCCAAGATGCAGGTATGCGAGCAGCAGCCTAAGCAGTTTGCTCATCAGTTCGTCCCTCCGAAGACGCGGGTGATGACCAACGTGGTCGGGGTAGCAACCTGCACCATCCACTTGCCGCTGATATTCGTCGCCAACGTGTTCTCAGTCGAGGAAACCGTGGTGCTCGAATCACCGGCCGTCAGCGTCATCGTCTGCCCGACACCCTGATTGCAGATATAGAGCGGGAAGTAAAACGAGCCGTCGCCGGGGATGGTCTGCCCCATTGCCGAGAAGATCGCGGAGGTCGCCGGCAGTGTCAGCGTGAATCCGCCGCTCGCGCCCGTGGTCAAAACGATGTTCTTCGACAGCAGTTGCGCCGCCGTCAGGGTCGTATTGGTACCGGCTGTGGCGATGACCGCCAAGCCTTCGATGTAGGCATTGAGGTTCTGCTTGACAGCGAAGTAGCCATAAAGTGCACTCGTATCGCTGGCCGGCATGTTCTCATGGGTGATGACGATCGACATGGGTCGATTCCTTTATGCGGCCAGCGTGGCAGTGACGCAGGAATACGAGCGGGTAAATGTCAGCGCGGAATTGAAGACCGATACCGCGGCACCGTTCGGGATCGCAACGCCGATCGGCACATTGACCGTGATTGCCGTGGAGCTCGTCGCCGTGACCAAACCGTAGTACGTCACGCCATTCGCCGCGACCCAACCCAGCCATGTCCCGCCGCCGTTGCTGATACCGGTGGCCGATGTGACATTGATGACGCTGGTGGGATTCGACTGTCCGCTGTTCGTGGCAGTGGCCGAACTCGTCGTCGTGGTATTGGTCGCTACTGAACCGACAGCGAGCGGATTGGCAAGATTCGTGCACTTGACTGACCACACCGTATAGGCCAGCGTCACCGTGGTTGCCGTGCCGGTAATCGTTACGCCAGTTCCTCCTGCGAGGGTACAGGTATTCGAGTTCAGATTGACCAGTTGCAGGATCGATTGAGCCCCGACCGCGGCGCCGGGCCAATACGTATTGACGATATTGTTCGCCGTATCGGTCGTGTTGGTGTTCGTCGATCCGCCAGAGCAGACGATGATTGCGTTGATGACGCCCTGTGAACAGTTTGCCGGCGTCAAGGCCAGGCCCGTCGTGCTGGAATTGGTGACAGCCGAAATATTGACGTTGATGTTGTACGGGGCGACGAGGGTGTTCAGGTTGCTCAGGTAGGCGGTGAGCGCCGGAGCGGGAACGAGATTGCCGTCGACTTCAGGAGCAGCAATAGTGAAGATCGGCAGTGAGAGGTAATCTTTCAGGGTGCGAAACATTGGGCGACTCCTTTGGTCGATTCTGCGATAACGTAAGCCTATTGAAACCGAAAGTCAAATAGTCTTCACAAAGTAATTTTCATGGACTCAAGGCGAGCGTTCAGGGCGGCTCGGTCAGCTTTCAGCTTTGCCTCTCTCTGGTCGAGATCCGCCGCCCTGTTGTTCAACCCCGACTGACGCGAGTCGATCCCGGCGCGAATTTTGGCGAAGTCAGCGTCGTGCTGCTTGATCCTGGCAGTAAGGTCGTCATTCTGGATGGCGATCTCGCG